GGCATTTTCTAATCCTAACTTAGTAATTAAAACCCTGACCTTTTCAGGGCTTAAAGCTATCTCAAAGTGCATTTCATCTTTTCTAGTCCAATCCCCGCCCCAGGTGAGCCCGTACTTTTTAGCCAGGGCTCTAATCATCGGTACCTTGCTAGCCTCAAACGTGCCTACCTTGCCTAAAGGATGTAAAATTGCGTTCAGGTCTATAGCTGTGCCGCTTGCGTGGTTACTTAGTTTGCCAACCACACCTCTTACGTCTCTGTAGGCATAGCCCCAATCGTCAAACGTGCCGCCCTCTATAGGCTCTATTAGCTCGTTAAACTCTTTAGCAAAGTTAATAAGCAACGGCGCTACCTTTTCAGCGCAGCGGATTTTAAGGCTTGTGCCGTCAACCTTAAAAGGCTTTACGCCTATCTCAGCCTGCTCTTTAGATGCTGGCCAGCCGTTGTAGCTAGTCTGCATAGGCCACTTTCTTAGTCAAGTGTTCCACCTATAGCCCAAGTGCCTTCAAGTCATCAACAGTTAAACCAAGTGCTTCAAGTTTTGCCTGTGCTGATTTTTTGGCGGCTTCTGCCTTAGAATCTTGCTCGGCTTTCCAAGCATCATATTGAGCAAATCCAGCCGTAAATTGTGCCTTAGTAATTGGCTCACATTCAAGGAATTGAATACCTTCGTATTCTTCTCCCATTATGTACCAGCCACCATTAGGCAATAACATTTCTAATACTTCATAAGTTTGCGCCATTATGCACCTATTTCTAATAATGTGATTGAACTTGTGCAAGTATCGGCTTGGACATTTGCCGATGCTGCTGCCGCTACATTTGCAAATTGTGTCTTGTAAGTTGTTGCCGATGTGGTTGCTGGCGAATCTAGATAATTGGTTGCGCAACTGCCATAAACTTGCAAGGCAGTTCCTGTGTAAGTTTCAAATTGGCCAAAAATACTTAATTCTGTTGCACCGCGCATCAGTCTTAATCTAACGGCACTATTTGAATTACCTGATGTTTTCATCACGCCCGCTTGCGTAACAATGACCAAAATTTTACTAGTGCTTAGAGTTGGTGTGATTGTTGCAGTTAATCCCGTATCTGCATAAGAGGCAGTGCTATTTGTCGCCACTGTTCCATAAGTGGCATTTACCACCTGCAAGACTTTTCCACCACCTGAAGCCGTAGCCCATTTCAAGCCTGTTGCAGTGGAACTATCCGCCACAAGTGTGGTGCCATTGGCGCCTACGGTGAGGTTATCGAAAGTTGCTGCCCCAGTACCTACAATTAAATCGCCTTTAGCTGCTATCTCAGTAGCCATTGAGTTAGTAATAGTTACGGTGCCGCTTGTGCCACCGCCGCTAATACCTGTGCCAGCTGTAACGCCTGTGATGTCTCCGATAGGTGCAGCTATCCAGGCAGCCCCGTCATAGTACTCAGTACTGTTTGTATCTTTTAAGTACGAGTATTGCCCCTCTTGTGGTGAGGTAATAGCTGCAGCGCGGGCAGCCGATGAGGCAAACACCAATACGCCTTGCATTAGGTAGCCGTTAGTGTCAGCTGCCGTAAGTACCTCGCCAGTAGTAAAGGTCTTAAAACCTAATCCAGCTGCCATAGTCCTAGCTCCTTAATAACTTAATACGCCGCTGTCAAGCAGGCCGTATATGGTTGAGTCTAATATAAAGCCGTCAATAATTGGCTCTAAAGTGGTAAGTGTTGTCTTCCAGCTATTAGGCGTGATGCTTTGAGCAACGCCAAACACCTGCAAAGTTTTAGTTAGGGTTGAGCCCCCAGGTTGGTTAGTTGTAATAGTTACCGGGTCAAAGTAATCCAGGCTAAGCGCTGCAATAATGCCTAAGTTGTAATTATCGGTATAGAGGTCTAACTGGATAGCATCGCATCGGATGCTTGTTTCAGCTCTAGATGCAACGTATGCCTGTGCATAATCCAGGGCTACGGCATCGGTCTGCATTAGTAAGTTTTGCTGGTTGTAGCTATGCACAAAGTACTTATCTATGCTGGCTTGGTTTATAGCCGTTTGAGTTGTACCGCCTGTGCGGGTAATGCTGGCAGAGTTATAAACTAGAGTATCGTCAAGGCGCCACACCGCGTTAAAGTAGCTAATATCTGTGCCGTTATCGTTAAATACTGTAGGCGTAGCCCCTGTACTGCCAGCTGTAACAGCTCTATCTTGGAACACAAACGAACCTGAGGCATCTACATATAACGCCCCGTACTCGCTGATTTCGACCACTTGCATAGCTGCAAGGCTTGTGCGGGCTGTGCCTGGGTCTGCCTGCATTGTGGTTAGCCCTGCATCTACATCACGCATAGAGGCAGGCCAGTCAATAGCATCTAACAAGGCGTTAATTCTTGCACCGCTAAGCTGACCCGCTGATGTACCTGCCACCGTACTTATTTGGGCATTTTGTGCGAGTCTAAAAGCATCTACGGCTTGTATGGTGGTATAAACCACATCATTAGCGTTTTTAGGTGTAGTAGTTGTATAGCTAGTAATAAAGCCTGAAAAGATAGGATAGGTAACAGCGCCGTATGTAGCTGTAATCTGTACCTTACGCATAGGCGTTAAAAGCTGAAAATATGGGCTGGCTGGGTTTTGAGGGTTGAACGCGCCCGTTTGGTCAACGATACGCAGCGATAAAGTGCCAGTTTGAAATTGGTCAGCCTGAGCGTTACGGCCTCTAATAGTTTGGATATTGTCTACTACGTTAGATACGTCTACGATTACGCTGGCGCTATCTGCTAATACGTTTGTGCCTAATATGCCAGTATCTAAAATCATAGCCTGAGCAAAGCTAGGGCCAGTACTAAAGTTAATAACAGCGTTTACTACTGGCACGGTCATACTGCTATGGCCCCTGCGTAGGTAGTTGTGTACCCTCGGCGGGCTATCTCGTTAAGGGCATTTTGCACGGCATCTACGATTATGTTTTCATCGCCTATAGCTCCAGCGTTTACGTTAACTATAACCGTGCCAGCATCGCCCGCGCCTCTGTTGCCTCTGCTTTCTTTAAGATATTCATCAACGCTAGAAAAGCCAGGTGGTAGCGCCACATAATTGGTATCACCTATGCCGCCTGCTCTGCGCCCGCCGCGCTCGGTTTCTGCCTCTACTGCATCAAGAAAATCATCTAAAGGACTAGGGCCAAAAGTTGAACCACGGCCTGCATCTTTACCACGGCCACCTACGCCTGCCCCAGGTAATCCTGGCGTAATAGGTGTTGGAATTACAACGCCTGGGATAGTTAAAGTAGGAAACTTAAACTTAGCTAGTAGGTCTAGGGCAGCTTGTAGGTTAGCCAGGTTAATTAAATCGGTTGACTTCATACCTGCTAAAACCCTATTTATGTCTAGCAGCTTGGCATCTTGCTTTTGCAAAGCGCCTAATATCTTTAAGTCCTCGTTTAGTTTGGCTGTAGCTTTTAGAATAGCTGCTTCATCCTTTGAGGCTATGGCATCCTCTAAGGCGGCTATATCTTGCTTAATTTTTAAGCGCTGTACGTCGTTAGCTATAGCTAATATCTGTGAGCCAGTAGTGGCCTTACCTAACGCCTCAGCCTGGCCTATGAGTGCAGCGTTAAGCTGGATTTTATCCATATCAAAAACATCTGTGCCTTTACCTAAGGCTAATTGACCAGCTGCTATAGCCTTGTCTAGTGCAGCTGTTTCTTTCTTTTTCTTAAGAATATCTGCGGCACTTTTAGCTTGGGATTTAGCTAAAGCTGCTAACTCTTTATTTCGTTTAACAGCTAAAGCATTAGCAGCCTCAGCGGCTTTACGGTCACCTGGGCTTTGCTGCCCATAACCTGTTTTAATTTCTTTTATGCCTTGTATTTCTTTGAGTAACTCCTCTGCGCGTTGAGGGCTAAAACGACCCAATACATTACCTATCAAACCAAAAGCGCCTTTAACTATGCCTGCCCCTGGGATGCTGGCTATTTGCTCTTTAAGATAAACAACGCTATCTATAAAATTAGCCAAAGATTTAGCTGCATTTTCAATATCTGTACTTACATTAGCTATGCCATCACTACCCGTTAATGAGTCAATAGCACCTAATAAGCTTACTCCAATAATCTCTGAAGCATTAG